CCATAAACAGATGCCAGCTGGCGGCCGCCACGGGTCCAAAAAAGGAAAGCGTGGGTATGTCCGCAAGCCGAAGCATCAGAAAACAAAGGATCAACCGGATGGCGAGTAGACCAAAGCGAGACGCGCCGAGGACTGTGGCTATATGTAATGTCATCTCAACAATTTTTATGTGCGCCGCATTTACGGTCACTTGTGTAATTGAACCGGCAGTTCCAATTGTCGGCATGTTAGTTTTTGGATATGTTTATATGAACGGGAGCAAAAATGAGTAATACTGAAAATGAATTCTTTGATTGTGTAGTATGTGAAGAGGACGTTCCATTTGGGCGAGTGGCACTTGGTTATGATACTTGTCTGGAATGTGGAGCAAAGGAAGCCAAGCGCGAGACTTATCGCAAGTCGCTCTGCGTTGCTCCTGCGTTCAACAAGGGCGCATATCAATATGTGACCAGCAAATCTATGGCGCGTGATTTGGGCCGATAGCTAAATTGATAAATAATACAGAAGTGGAGATTTAATGATGCTTAAAGCCTTTAGTATACTCGTTTTGTTGTTATCTTGCGGGTGTTCCCAGATGAATGGCAAGACGCAGAATTGGATCGATGATGGATGTTTTGTGCATGAGTTACAATCACAGACTTATGTTTGTATTGACAATGAACGAGCCATGATTCGATTGGAGTTTTAGTATATGATGGGCGCGCAGATATTTGTGGGTAATCCATACAGTAGGACTACCATCGAGATTCATGTGGATAGAAGCTATACCAAAGATCAATGGAAGAGTCTTATTGAGGTGGTGGAATCCCGAGCGGAATATGTCAATGATGAATGGGAACGGCAGCAAAAATCGAAGGTTGTAGTTGATGAGGATAATATTCCCATTAGGTCTACTATGACTCGGCAAGATGCCATAGAACGATACCAAGAGTTTGTTTCGTATATTGAAAACGCAGCAGCAAATCCATACAGCGACTATCTCCCGCCGGGGATTCCTTTCCAATACTCCCTATACCCGCTAGGTGTACCTAGCCAGCAAAACCACTTGGAAGACTTGGAAGACTTGGAAGATTACAACGAATTCGTCGGGGGACATCTTTCGGAGAGTCCTGATGATGGGGAAGAGGACGCACAACTCCCGTTCGATAGATATGAGGAAGAGGATCAATAGATGGACTTAATGAATTTGTTTGTCGTAGGAATCTGGCTAGGGTTGTTTTTCATAACTCTCATTCTACTGAGAGATGAAGACTAGCATCAGCATAAATAATATCATACACCATTAACTGGGAGGACTGGAGTTTTTATGACGAAACGTGAACGCCGACGAATGCGCAAAGCAGAGAGGCAGCTCGAACTCGTAGAAAACGAACAACCAGATGAAAAGGAGATGGCCCCAAATCGATCAAAAAAAGTAGAAATCAAACCTAGAAACTTCCGGCAGCGAAGATTACTCGCTGCTTTGCGGAACGAAGATAACGCTATCGTTTTCGCGACCGGTCCTGCTGGGACTGGAAAGACACTGCTCTCGGTCCTGTTCGCGATACGAGCTTTACAGGATAAGATGATTCGAAAGATTATTATTGCGCGGCCAGCCGTTTCCGTAGAAGAGCAGCACGGATTCTTGCCCGGTGACATCAACGACAAGATGATGCCATGGCTGCTGCCGATCCTCGATGTGTTTGAGGAATATTACCATCCAGATCGCGTCAAAGATATGATAAATGAAAAGGTGATTGAAATCGCCCCTTTGGCATATATGCGAGGACGGACATTCAAGGATTGTATTGTTATTCTTGATGAAGCCCAGAACACGACGGCCGGGCAGATGAAAATGATTACTACGAGATTGGGTGATAATTCTCGGCTGTTCGTCACTGGTGATGGTGACCAACACGATCGTGGTTATACCAAAAATGGACTCGACGACTTTAGCGATCGAGTCCAGCGCGCCGGTAGTAATAAAATTGTCGTAATCGAGTTCTCCATCAACGATGTCGAGAGATCACCGATTGTTGCTGAAGTGTTGGCACTATATGATGGCGATGAATAATAATACTCGATCCCCTAGATGCTCGATCCCCGAATAGCCCTTACAGTCTTGCCGGTTCCGCACGACTACGTTGTGTCGGGACCGCTTGGCTCAGCGTCGGTGCCCGAGTTAGGGTCAAACATGACTCCAAGTTCACCTTTATTTTCCCCCGAGGGGGAGATATCCCTTGATTCCGCTGCCTATTTTGCTATAATTTAGGTGTTGATTGAGAGAGAAAAGGAAGAAAATTTGCAAAATCGAGAGTCTGTTTCTGAGTACCTGGCGCGCGGTGGCAAAGTCACCGTCGGCAAGACCAAGAAAGCGAAGGGATTTGTTGGTCTATCCCACGGGGTCCGTACCGGCTCCAAGAATCGTGGTCGCGAGATGGCGATTCGCGCAGCAATTAAGTTTGAGCGCGCAGCGGGAAAGTGACTGAGAGTTCACTTTTGAGGGGTTGAAAATAGCCCCATTTTTGCTATACTTTATTTGTCGCTCGGAAAGGCGGCGAAACTAAAAAACCCAAAATTTGGGTTTTAAAACCCAAAAGAGGTATCTATATTATGTCACAAGCCCCTTACTCTGGAAAGCCAAAGCAGGATGCGTTTCTTCGCGCGGCAGAAGCCGCTGGTTTCGGCGCTGGTTCATCCATCGGATATGCTGAGATTGATTCTATCGTCGGAGACGCGACTCGTCCTTGGTGGTTGATCAATGCAATCGAGCATCGCGCTGGTCGCGGTAAGTTCGAACTTCCGGTGATCGGCTCAGTAGTCGCTCCGTCGAAAGTTGTTGCTGCTCCGAAGAAGAAGAAAGTTGTTGCTGCTCCGAAGAAGACGTTAGGTGACGTGCTGAATGCGGTTGCTAGTCCACCCGCTGCCGTTGCGCCAGTGGTCGCTCCGATCATGAAGGTTTCTTCGGTGTCATATTCGGCTGTTCCTCAGAAGAATGATAATTTCGTTCCCTTCGGACACTTCAAGGATTTGAAGACTATCTTCGATTCTGGTTTCTTCTACCCTACCTTCATTACCGGAATGTCTGGGAATGGCAAGACGTTCGGTGTCGAGCAAGCTGCGGCTCGTTCGAAGCGCGAACTCTTTCGGGTAAACATTACAATCGAAACTGATGAGGACGATCTTCTCGGTGGGTTTCGTCTTGTCGATGGTGAGACTCGATGGTTCGATGGTCCGGTGATCGAAGCGATGCGCCGTGGTGCTGTCCTGTTGCTCGATGAGATCGATCTTGCTTCTAATAAGATCATGTGTCTTCAGCCAGTCCTTGAAGGGAAGTCGGTTCTTCTCAAGAAAATCAATGAAGTGATTCATCCTGTTGATGGTTTCACGATCGTTGCGACTGCAAACACTAAAGGTAAGGGATCGGATGACGGTCGCTATGTGGGAACTAACGTCTTGAACGATGCGTTTCTTGAGCGCTTCGCTATCACTTTCGAGTGGGACTATCCTTCTGCTTCGGTCGAGACCAAGATTATCTCTGGAACTCTTAGCAAGCTTGATGTCGCTGACCCCGAGTGGGCAAAGCAGCTCGTCACTTGGGCGGGTATCACTCGCGCTTGCTTCTCTGAGGGTGTGTCCGATGAGTTGATCGCAACTCGGCGACTTGAGAAGATTGCTGAAGCGTATGCCATCTTCGGTGAGAAGCGCAAGGCTGTCGAGCTTTCTCTGAATCGCTTCGACGATGAAACCAAGGAATCGTTCCTTGATCTTTATGAGAAGGTTTCTGGTGATGAGCTGGTCGGTGAGGATGTCGCTGGGGACACTGAGATCCCTAACGACGTTCCGAACGACGTTCCGTTCTAATAGAGCAACGCACTAGTGCGCTGCTCCCCGCCCTGTTGAGAGGTTTTTTGGGTTCCTCTCCAGGGCGGGTTACGTTTTTATACTTTTCCCATTTAGGATATTCATAGATTTATAATGTTACTTGGATACGGGCTAGAAACGATATACACAGAAGCAATCGATTACCAGCGTCATACATGGGAGACCGATACCGTGTGTGAGTTTTCCGATGCTGTTCGGCATGTGCTAAATCAGCGCGGATACTCCGGGGATAGTCCGGCAGCTCTGAATGTTATTGAGAAGCTTCAGGTGCGCGTGGATCACGAAATATATTCTGATCTATACCGCGAGCTTCCAGATGCACCTCCGGTACCTCCGCATCCTGATTTTGAGTTTGTTGAGTTGAGTCGCGAAGAACGACATGAGTGGATATCAAAACTTGTGCGAGAAGTAGATGGAGAATAATTTTATTATGGACGAACTTGAGTTTCATCTTGAGAGATTAGCTAACGCAGACCAAGATCGCGTCAACGCATTTGTGGCCGACTGGCTTGAAGTTGAGTCGATTTTTGATCTGTTTGAGGAGGTTTAGATCATGGGGGAGTCGTGGGCAATTTCAAAACAACATTTTCGGAATATGTTTAATTCATTCGTAGATCGTAGCATCCAGTATAAAGGATTCGCTCATCCCGACTGGACATCGAACTGGACGGACTATGGGTCGCTTGCTGCGAAATGGCAAGTGGGCGAGCCAGATCCGGCAGTATACATAAGGCCTTGTGGTACACTTTTAGTAGAGCAGGCCGACAAGCATAATATCCACTCAATCATATTCGTCGATGACACAATTCATCATCGAATATCGAGAGGGCGCGACTCTCGTTGGTATTGGACGCATGATCTTACTGATTTCTATTACCGTGCGGCAACCGACGATGGTTGGACTTTATCGCGTTCGTACTCACTGACCCATTGGTATGTCTCAGTTTCGAGGGATAAAGATGTCGGCACCGACAATGGACAACTGGGCGACTCGCCAGATTTGGAACTCAAGTGGTATGCCCCGCCGCGTGCCGATGCTGGTCGCGATGGGGAGCGGCTGCAAGATCCCTCACGGTGTTGGGATATCACCAAGTCTGAGCCGATAGACATTTGGCGATATACTCATAATGAATGGGACGTTGAAAATATGTTTTGTTCGATAAAATCTCCACATAATATTGATAAGGGGCGTCCTGCTCCATCCCGCACAACGCCTGGTATTGGCCACTCACTAAATAAATGACCTTCATAGGAGACTTTATGTATGCCCGCCAATACTAGCATTGCGTCTGTAGTAACGGACGGCGATCCTGATCATATAGAAAACTTGTCCGATGTTCTGGAGAAACTTATTACTCAGGTATCTGGGCAGATTGCGAAACAAGTTACCCAAATGGTTCATGAGTCCACCGAACGACTTGTGACCCGGCGTGATGGGATAGTGAAATACATCCATGTACCTAACGCGGAGCTTTATGGCTCAGCCCCCGACGGCATCAATATCATCCACTCAAAGGTTTGTGAGATTCTGATGGAGGATTTATATCTAAAAATCATGATGCCGAAGTAAAATGGCATCGAAAAACCCGATCACATTGTGCTATATATATTATGAGCATATTAATTATGGAGGATTGACGTGAAGAAAGAAATTACAGTAGAAGAGTTGAAGACACGAAAGATTTTTGTGGCAACTCCAATGTACGGTGGGCAGTGTCATGGAATGTATACCAAGTCATCAACGGACTTGGCTGGTCTTGCCGCTCGTTATGGCATGGATCTTAGATTCTTCTATCTATTCAATGAGAGTCTGATTACGCGGGCCCGTAACTATCTCGTTGATGAGTTCCTTCGATCTGATTGTACGCATATGATGTTCATTGATTCAGACATCGGTTTCAATCCGAATGATGTTCTTGCCCTGGCTGCTATTGCCGAACAGGGAACAGACTATGATATCGTGTGTGGCCCGTATCCGAAGAAGTGTATTGCGTGGGAGCGCGTCGTTGCTGCGGTCAAGTCTGGTCTTACTGATCAACATGGCGCGCAATGGCTTGAGAATATCGTCGGCGATTTCGTCTTCAATCCTGTTCAGGGTGGAAGTTCTATCGATCTCGGTGAGCCAGTTGAAGTGCTTGAGGGTGGCACTGGATTTATGATGATCCAGCGACACGTCTTTGAGAAGTGGGACGAAGCGTATCCTGAGCAGAAATATGTTCCTGATCATAATCGATCCGAACACTTTACAGGCGAGCGTGAGATTATGTGCTATTTCGACACGGTGATCGAGCGGGAACATAATCGATATCTTTCTGAAGATTATATGTTCTGCCAATGGTCTCGAAATATTGGTCTGAAGATCTGGATGTGCCCGTGGATGGTTATGTCACATCAGGGCGCGTATGGATTCAACGGAAATCTTCCTGCGATTAGTGCAGTCCCGAATGCTACTCATGGTGGTATGCTAAACCAGCCAGTCCCGAGTGTGCCGACATTGACCCCTCCACCTGCAATTAATCCCAAGGATCAAGAAGGATTGGCCAATCGCGCCGCGCGGCGACGTGAGGCTGCGAAGAAGCGCCGAGAAGACCGAAAGAGCAAGAAGAGTTCAGCCGAGGTGGATTCGGAGGCGACTGCGTGATTCTTCATAAAGTCATCGCGACGACTGGTAAGTTTGATAATCTAACTGATATTGATATTAAGTTTCTTGAACACGCACGATCCCTTGGAGATGAGTTAAGTGTTATATTATACAATGACCATCGAATCGACTTGGGTAGAACGTTTCGCGGCAAGCGTAGTGGAGCAAGAGTGCAACAACTTGATAATCTTGATTGCATTGATTCTGTGACGATCACTACGCATGGATATGATTTTAGATATCCCCCTTTCACTGAACATGAAAGAGATGACTTGAGTGTTGGGTACGAGTTAGAGCAACTGCGCCCACATCTTTTCGTAACTAATAATCAGAAAGTTTGGATGCACAATGAAACTGTATGTGAAGATCTTAACATCCCTATGCAATTTATATTAATGGAGGATTTTTTATCCGATGAGTGATTTTAAGTTTCGTGAAGATGAGTTAATGGAAGAACTTCGAGAATATATCGAATCTACATATGGTCAACATTATGTTGGTGGTGACGGTGGAACGAATGGTCTTCAAATTCAGGAGTTATTCCATTCGATCGGCATTGCTGTACCATTCTGTCAGGCTAATGCGATTAAGTATATTGCCAGGTATGGAAAAAAAGGTGGCAGGAATCGAAAAGATCTTTTGAAGGCACTTCACTACGCGATCCTGTTGATGTATTTTGAGGATGATATATCAGAAAAGACGCTCGGTCAGGAAGAATTTGTATTTGTAACAGAAAATGTCGATTGACATCTCAGTTTAATGTGCTATAATATATTCAATAACGTGAGACTTTAACGAGTCGAAAGGTAATTTAGATAATGAAGATTTCAAATGAAACGATTGCGGTTCTTCAGAACTTTGCAACTATCAATAACGGGCTTCAGGTCAAAGCGGGCAATGTGCTTCAGACGATCTCTCCCGGCAAGACGGTCGTTGCCAGCGCGGTGGTCGCGGAGACATTCGAAGACTTTTGTGTCTACGATCTGAGCCAGTTTCTCGGAACGATGTCTCTGTTCAATGAACCCGAACTGAAGTTTGGGTCTGCGTGGATGACAATCAAAGATGGCAATAGTACGGTCAAGTATGTTTATGCTGACCCAAATACGATCGTGACTGTTCCTGAGCGCGAACTGGAGATTGATGCGGACATCAAGGTCATCATCAAGAAGGAAAATCTTCAGAAGGCAATCAAGGCTGCGAATGTTCTTGGTCTTCCTAATATCGTCATCTCCGGCGACGAGCAGGGCGATGTTGAGATTCTTGCTACGGACGTGAAAAACAGTACGTCAAATGAGATTGCGCTCGCGCTTGCGGACGAGGATGTTGTGACTGTTCCTGATCACCGATTCTCTATGGTATTTCGGCTCGACAACCTAAAAATCATTCAGGATGATTATGTTGTCGGAATCTCGCAATCTGGTATCTCAGAGTTTGTTGGTAATACTGCGCGTTATTTTGTTGCAGTGGAGCAATCCGAATCGAAGTTCAACTAAATAATCAGGATCAATAACATAATGAGTTTGAATAATGAAGAATTTCTCTGGGTTGAACGATATCGACCTAAAACGATTGATGGCTGTATCTTACCAGAGAGCATCAAAACCACTTTCGATGAAATCCTCAAGACTGGGGATCTTCCTAATCTTCTGTTGGCTGGTACTGCTGGGACTGGGAAGACCACAGTAGCGCGCGCTCTGTGTGAGCAGTCCGGCGCGGATTATATCATCATCAACGGGTCAGAAGAAAGCGGCATCGATGTTCTGAGAACGAAGATCAAGCAGTTTGCGTCTACGGTTAGTTTCAGTGGCGGAAGGAAGATGGTCATTCTCGATGAAGCTGATTATCTAAATCCGGCTTCGACACAGCCGGCTCTTCGCGGATTCATTGAAGAGTTTTCTGGTAACTGTGGTTTCATCTTTACTTGTAACTACAAGAACCGGATTATTGATCCTATACATTCCCGTTGCAGCGTGATAGACTTTCGTATCAACAACACAGACAAGCCCCATATTGCTGGCCAGTTCATGGCCCGCATGGAACATGTTCTGAATACCGAAGGGATCAATTTTGATCGTAGGGTCATCGCGGAGCTTATCAAGAAGCACTTCCCTGACTTTAGGCGAGTTATCAATGAACTACAACGATATTCGGCGGGTGGGACTATTGATACAGGCATCTTGGTACAAGTTGCTGATGTCTCTGTCAAAGAACTAATTAAGTCCCTTAAAGATAAGGACTTCAAGGCGATGCGAAAGTGGGTTGTTGAGAATATTGACAATGACCCAACTCGAATCTTTCGCAAGATCTACGATTCTCTATATGAGTATATCGAGCCGGAAAGTATTCCGCAGACTGTGATCACGCTCGCCGATTACAGTTATAAACATGCCTTTTGTGCAGACGGCGAACTAAACCTAGTTGCGTGTCTGACCGAAATAATGGTCGATGCGAAGTTTAAGTGAGGTGGTGATGTCAGCGATCAAGTATGTTAAGTGGCCAAAAAAGAGTCAGTTTGATGGAACACTAACTAATGATCAGTGGAAATCTCTTGATAAGAAGATGCGCGAGTTTATTGCAGAGAAGATTGGCCACTGCGACACTAAGGATGCGATATTCACACTCGGTGAATTAATGGCAGGCCTCCATTTGCAGAAAACGAAGACGGGTAATGTGAAGCATCAGCAAACGCTAACACTTCAACATGACTATGCCCTTCTGGTTTATGATCACCTATTTGAAAGGATTTTGTAATGCCGTATGTGAGAAAGGTTGTCCGACAAATCATTGGATACCAAGCTGGGCTTGATCAGTTTCTTGAAGGACTAGAACATACCAAGGACGAGAACCTTGGTCTTGCTGTCACCAACATAACAGAAGATATTGGCAACCTAAACTACATCATCACGAAGATTTGCCTATACTGGCTTGGCAAGAGCCCGCGATATGGCGACTACAATGCGGTTATTGGAGCGCTTGAGTGTGCGAAGATGGAACTGTATCGACGGCAACTCGCGGCATACGAAGACCGCAAGATCGAAGTCAACGGAGATGTGATGGGTGGTGATGATTACTACATGCCCCATAATTCAGCGTGATGTAGTTGCAGTATCATGAGAATGTGCTATACTTTATATATTAACTGAGAAGAGAAAGAATAAAATGAGTCTACATGAATGGAAGAGAATTGATATTAGTATTCGTGAGTTTATTGGCGATCCTTTGTCTGCCTGGTACCTAGAGGCATCATTGAATCAGCGTGCATATTTGGATTCGCTGGCAAAGAAATTTCTTCGTGAGCCGATCATTCAAGCGATTATTCGCGGGGAGCCGATCAATACGATACATATTGTAGATATGCTCCGGGCGCTCACCGGCAAGACTGGAAAGTATAGAGCGCAGCAGGGTAGGTATTGGGTCGAGGATGGGAACCATCGTCGAATGCATATCATGTTGTTTTTGCAAAACAAGTACACAATTAAGTGGAAAGGCGAAGATCGGTATTTTCGTGATTTGCCGAAGTCGGTACGAGAGCGTTTTCTAGAATATAAACTCGACGTTTATGTGTACTACAATGCAACCTTTCAGGAACGCGCGCGGCTATTCCGCCAACTCAATGCTGGTGTATCTCTCACTGTATATGAAGACATGAATTCGTACATGAACGATGCTATGAATATCATTCGAGTCACTACTGGGCTCGGGGAGAAGTGGGAAGGTGAAGATGAATATTTTCACCCGGAGATTTATGATAATCTCCCTGCGAAGCGTTCGCAGCGTCACCCGCTATGGGAGGGCTTTGAAAAGGGTCAATGGTATAATACGCCCAACCTGAAGGCACGGATTGATTTTGCATCAAAAATGTTCATGGTGTTTTGTAAGAAGAATGACCCGAATGGTGATTCAAGTATCTATTCGGCATATAGCATGTCAATGAATGATCAAGGCGTGCTTCGTCTTCTAAGAAACAAGGACGGTGATCGGGGATATTGGCAGTTGATCCAAGAGCGTGATGATAACTTGGGCAAGAAGATCCTAACCGAGTATTATGGATTTCTGGATGAACTGAACAAAGTAATGCGGGCCGCACCTAAAGCTCGCAAAGACTTTACGAGTCCTGTTATGATTGAAGGTCTTGCGATGTTTATGTTAGGATTAGAACATTGGCAAGGCAAGAAGATCGGAAAAATGATTAAAAATTACGAACAGTTCTCGGCGAGCTTCATTGAAGCTCATGAGTATATGCGAGATAACCCAGAACAAAATACCGAATACCTTGGATACTCGCGAGCTTGTGGTAGAAAGAACGAAAGTGAGTGGAAACTCAAGAATGACATTCTTCGGGAATATTTCGCAGATAACTACGGCAACTTTGATCCTAAGTTATGCGGCATCTCTCTGGTAAACAATGTAAAGAGGTTCTTCACGCGCGCGATCAGACTGCGAGTGTTGCGCAAACAGAAGAACGTATGTACTGAGTGCAATGAACCCCTTGTGTTGGACGGGGCCCATGCACATCATATTATTCCAGTTGTTGTGGGCGGAGATACCGAAGAAAAGAACTGCGAAATGCTACATAAGAATTGTCATATGGTCAAGCATCTAGGACTCAAATAATGAAGCTGGGGGATTTCCTAACATCAATTAATAAGAGCAAAAAGCCGTTGATGGACGAAGACGAGTTTGCCGAGAAAGAGTATCCAGTGTTTCCGGTCAACCGGACGCTGAGTTACTTCGCGGATACTGTTCTGTATGCTAACGAGATGAATCAGCGACACTGGGTCGAACCGAAGCTTCAGTTTGATTATTTGCGAACGGCGATTCGGCCGAAGAGCCGATTTAGTCGATGGCACAAAACGAGCATCGAAGATGACGTGCAGGTTATTCAGCGTATATATGGGTATTCAGCCCAACGGGCGATGGAAGTGGTGGATCTTTTGACACCCGATATGATGGATGAACTGAGACAGAAGCTCTGGATGGGCGGTAGGGGCAAGAAACGCTAAATAGTTACTCCGCGAAAGGAGTTAATTATGAGCGACGTTTGCGACATATTCAATGGATTAGGGGTAGAGATTGATCTACCGAATGACGAAGATTTTCTAAAGGTGAAAGAGACGCTAACTCGAATTGGTGTTGCTTCACGGCGAGATAATACACTATTTCAATCGTGTCATATCTTGCATAAACGTGGGCGATATGCTATACTTCATTTCAAAGAGTTGTTCATCCTCGACGGAAAGTCGGAACGAACTAACTTCACGGAAGAAGATGAGCAGCGACGAAACACGATTGCCAAGCTCCTTGACGAATGGGGGTTGGTTGCAGTAATATCTACCCTTGGAGAAACAACCACACTTCGCCGAATCAAGATTGTTCCGTTTCGAGAAAAGACTGAATGGACTCTTGCGGCAAAGTATACGATTGGGAGCAACAATGGAAACGTTACTTGAATCTAGTTTAAATCGAATTTATCAGAAAACCAAGAACCATGCTGTTGGCGCGGTCACGGCTTTTCGGGGTGACAAAACCAAGGCAGAGAATAAGGCAAATAACAAAAAGGTTCTCGCATATCTTTTNAATGCAAACTACTCGGTCATCAAGGTGAAGGGTAGCTATCTTGAAAACTTTGGGAGCGACACCCAGAAAGAAGTTGGAGAAGAATCCTTTTTCGTTGCAAACTACAAGATCGAAGGCGATGATGGTGGTCAGCTTGAACGTGATTTGATTAAGCTGGGTCGCCTTTATGATCAAGACAGTATATTGAGTGTTCCG